GAGAAGGCTATCATTGTAATTGTTGTTTTCATAGTTTCTAAATTAGTTTATAATTTCGGCCTTTATGATATAATCTGATAGACGGAGAGCTGGAGCGGTTATCTTTTATAATATGATTATTGCTTGCCCTCCGTCTATCTACTGCCATTATAGCAAACCCTCAAACCTTGTCAAGTCTATTTATGGATAACTTACAGAGAAAGACAGGAAAACAGCTTTAAAAATAGACGGCTAAATATACCACCCAGCCGCTGAAAACCTCTCTGATGGCAAAATAGAGCGATAAAAATAAAGCACCCAATCTTTGTATTATTGACTTTTGGCTTAAAATATGATATATAGAGAGAAGTTTAACCATTTTAAGAATTTAAAATAAATTAAAAATATCTGAAAATATAAGCCCCGCACGGGATATTCTCCGTTAGGAGATAATAAGATATTAAGATATTAAGTATATAGAGGATGAGATAGGATGAGATAGCATGGTGATATTATGGTGATAGCATGGGCATAGTATGGGCCTTACTCTCCCTCCCGCACACACACCTATAACCCCCCACCTTTTATTATTAGAGGTATAATAATATAAATATAATAGGTAATAGGGCTTAAAAGGGATAATAGAGCGATAAAATGGGGTAATAATACCCCCCCCACCCCCAGACGCTAGGGGAGGGAGAATATAATATAGCCCCCACGCAGATTTTTATTAAAACCCAAGGGAAAGAATATAAATATAAATGAAAGAACAAATTAAAAAAGCATTTAAAATATATCAAGAAAAAATTAAGTCTAAAGAACCTTTTTCTATGAAAGAGGTTTTATTGGAAGCTGGGTATTCTCAGTCTTATTCTAAAACTCCCAGCGTTGTTACTGAGTCTAACTCCTGGCGGAAGTTGTTATCTCGCTACCCAGATGACCTGATACTAGATAAACTTTATATGGATGCTCTGGGCGATGGCAGGGATGCTACTGAAAATAGGAAGCTGTTTTTAAAGATAAAGGGCAGGCTTAAGGATTCTGTTTCTTTAGATATAAACAAGGAAAGGATTGGTTTGTATGATGAGATAGAAGATGATGAAGAAGAAACTTAATCTTGATAAGTTTTATGATAAGATTGGCTGGACTCCTCATCCTGGGCAGGCTGATGTGTTAAAGGCTTTTAACGACCCTAGAATTAGAGATATCGTATTGGCTGGTGGGACAAGGTTTGGTAAGTCGGCTCTCTGCGGAGCTATGGCATTGGCCACTCTTTTAGAGGACAATAAGAGAGTCTGGCTGGTAGCCTCAACTTATGATTTAGCTGGTAGAGTTTTTAAATATATAGAGGAGTTTATAGCTAATGGATTTTCTGAGTCGGAAATTAGGGTTTCTCGCAGGACACCGCAGAGAATAGATACCAAATGGGGTTCATATTTAGAGTGTAAATCTACTGAAAATCTGGCCGCTTTACTGGGAGAAGAGTTAGACCTTGTTATTATTGATGAGTGCCCTAGAGTTCCGAGAGATGCTTGGGATTATTATTTAAGACAGAGGCTTACTACTCGTAGAGGAAGAAGTATAAAAATAGGCACGCCAAGAGGGCAAGATTGGTTCTGGCAGGAGTGGAAAAGAGCTAAGGAGGCTGTAGACGGAGAGTCGTTTAGGTTCAGGTCTATAGACAACCCATTTTTTCCTAAGGATGAGTGGGAAAGAGAAAAGAGAAGTTTACCAGAAAAGATATTTCAACAAGAATACGAGGCTTCATTTTTACCAGGTTCTGCTGGAATATTTAGCCACATAAAAGACTGTATAAGTGGAGAGTTAGAGGAATATAACGAAAAACATCTTTATACTATGGGCGTTGACCTAGGCAGGTATGAAGATTATACTGTAATTGTGGTTATAGACAGAATGACTAACCATGTAGTTCATTTTGATAAGTTCAATACAATAGACTGGGGAATACAAAAAGAGATAATAACCAAAACGGCAGATAGCTACGGAAGTCCAGCTATATTTATAGATGCTACTTCCATTACGGTTGGAGATGCGTATGTAAATGAGTTGGCAGATAATGGTTACAATGTTTTCGGATATAAAATATCTTCCAACCTTTCTAAGCGTCAATTGGTTGAAAAGGCAGTTGTAATGGTGAACCAAAAACAACTTAGCTATCCTGATATAGATGAGTTGATAGACGAGTTGGAAAGTTTTACTTATAAAATATCGGATGGAGGAATTATTAAATATCAAGCACCAAGCGGTATGCACGATGATGCAGTTGTGGCTCTCTGCTTAGCTTGCTGGGACTTGGATGCTGAGCCATTAGCCGAAACTGATATAAACATAAATAAGCCGATATCTTTACCAAAACAAAATTTTTAATATGAAATTCAAAAATAAATTAGACAGATTATTAACTCCTTATGCTTGCGATTTTTTCTTTGCTCCTGGGGAAGTAAAGGAGTTTGATGAAAGCTCTCCATATTTTGAGTATTTGAAAAATTGCAAAGACTTAGATATAATTGATGAATCTTTTTCTGCTATTGAGCCAGAGAAGATAATGGAAGAACCAGTGTCAGTTGGAACTGAAAAAAGAGCAGAAGATTTTGTCTGTGAATTTTGTGGATTCGTAGGCAAGAATAAGCAATCACTAAGGATGCATAAAATGAAGAAACACTAAGATGGAATATAGACCAACAGAAAATGAGAAAGAAATAATAAGGATAGTTACTGACGAAGTTTCACAATGGAAAAATGGTGATGTTTGGGTTACTGATAATGTAAAATATCAGATGAAAGAAATAGTCCAAAAGTCTAGAAAGAACTATCTTGGCAAATTTGATGAACCTCTTGACGAAATTACTGGCAAGAAAAAGATATTCGTCCCTCTTACCGAGGATATGGTAGAAACTTTTGTAAAAAATATTGACTTGGATTCTGCTGATATAAATATCAAAACCACTAATCCAAATGGATATTCTGCTGCTGTAATCTTGAGGTATCTTCTAAATTATTTTATGAGGAGAAATTATTTTGGAGAATTGCTGAATGATATGATTAGGCTTTTCTGCACAGATGGAACTATTGTAATAAAAACTTTGAAGAATTATAGTAAAAAAATAAAATCTCAGGTAGTTAAAAATAAAATTGTTGATACTACTAACTTTTTTATTGACCCGCAAGAAGACAATATCCAAGATGCTGGTTCGGTCATAGAAAGAAATGTTTTGAAAGTTTCAGAGGCTAAAGAATATCCTTGGGATAATTTGGATTATTTGAAAGGGTTTAATAATATATCCAAAATTAATTCTATTTATGGTATAAACTCTGCTACAAACTCTGAAGTTCCCTACTCTGAAGTATATGAGAGGTGGGGCGATTTACCAGGAAGACTAATACCAGGATATAAAGGAAATAAAAATGATTGGGTTCCCTCCATAGTAATTGTTTCAAACATCTATAGAGGACCAGTTGTTCATAAGGTTATTATTAATGAAAAAGGGATTAAACCATACGAAGAATGTCGTTTTAGAAAGGTATTTGGAAGATGGCACGGAAGAGGAATAGGAGAAATATTAGCTACATTGCAGAGCTACCTTAATGAGGTTATCAACTTAAGATTGAATAAAGCAAGAATTTCGCAGATAGGTCTTTTTAAGGTAAGAAAAGGGTCTGGGATAACGCAACAATTATTAAGTTCGCTTGTATCTGGGGGAGTTGTCCCAGTTACTAGAATGGACGACATACAGGAATTGGCGACCTCAGATGTCAAGGGAAGTTCCTATAACGATGAGGAAAATGCTTATAGATGGGGTCAAAGAACGACTGGTGCTTGGGATGTAGGTAGAGGTGAGTCGCTACCTTCTTCTATGCCAGCTACAACAGCAGTAATACAGGAAAGAGGTATGCGTTCTGGTATGGATTTAGTCCAAGAAAATCTAGGAATGTTTTTATCAAGGTTATTTGAAAGACATATAATTCCATTGATGCTTGAAACTATTAAAGACGAAGAGGTTATTTCTATCGTAGGCTCTCCAGAAGAATTGAAGGAAATAGATAAGAATTATGTAAATAATGTTATCAACAAGCAGATACTTAATCATTTGATAAAAAATAAAGAGTTTCCCAAGCCAGACTTTATAGAACATTTGAGAGGTCTTTATGAGGAAAATCTTAAGAAGTTCCAAAAAACAAGATACTTTAAGGTAAAAAAGAAAATGTTAGAGGGCTGGCAATATGAAGTTCAGGTTTTTGTTACTGGCGAGTCATTTAATAAAGCCGTAATGGTTCAGCAATTGAACGAAATGTTGCTTGGATATTCCAAACTACCAGGTGCTAATCTTGATATTGATGCTATTATGAAAGAAATACTTGATTTGATGGGGCTTGGTGGTTCAAGATTTATTAAAAGTAGGAACGAAGCTAGTGTCAATTCTCCAATGCTAGATATTCCGAAGCCAACGCAACAAAGACAATTTCAAGAAACAGAGATGGTTGGTGAGGCAGCGACCGCAGAAAGAGTTGGAGCTGGATTAACCCCAACAATGTAATG